ACCTCTGTAACGTATAAGGTTCTTTATGAAATTCTTTAATACAACTCGGTTATACATTACAGATTTTAATTCCTGATATTTAAAGCCAATGTGGTCAGCAAGATCATCAAGTAAATCCTGTGGACAATGTTCCGGAGAGTAACAATCTAGTATGTGATTTGTATAGTATTCGAGTATCTCCATCTCAGCATCTATGATTCTACATAATGTACGCATATCTGAACTCTGTCTGTAAATACTCGGAATCATTCTTTCACATTTCATGTACTCACCTCATTTCCTTGATTATGCATTCTTTAGCTACACTAATCTTAGATTGTACATTGTAAGTATCTGTAGCTTTATTATAGTAATATTCTGTATCTCCATCAAGGAATCGAGCAAAGCTAATAGCATTGAAATAGCTTATGTCATATAAGATGTTAGAATTTGTAACATCACCTTTATAGTCACGTACTGGTCCCCATTCGATCATTGGCTTGTTTAATAAGCCTGCATCAAAATACTTGATACGAGAATCGGCATTCATAATACAATCTACGATATCCATTTGTCTTGGCAATACACCGATTTCCATATTAGCAGCATGGAATCGTACTCGTAAAGCTCTTAAAACAGTATCAATCAGACCGTTTGCGTCTGCTGGCTCTATAGGTTCCTTAGTCCAAATAATGCCATTTACTGTCCACTCAAATACTCTAAGCCAGCCGAAATCAATAGCAGCTGATAGATTATAAGTTTCAGCATATTTAGCTTTAATCATACGACGGATTTCTTGACTAGGTCGGTAACGTCTGTACGGATGTCCCTTATCAGCCATTTCCGAACTCCACTCGGCTGTATCACCTTCCCACTCTGTAGACCCATCTATAGTACAACGAGAACCGTCTTCTCGTACATATCCTGTATCCCAGGACTCTAAGAAATTGTTAAAAATACAGTAATAGATAAGACTAGCTGTTCTAAATTCATGCGGGAAGTCAAAATCGCTGTCAGCTATCGGATCATACTCGTTACCGAAAGCGTCTTCCTGGTGTGGGAAATCATAACCCTTACGCATATCTCCTGGATATAAGTATTTTAACGGCTTTAAGGTTTCATCCATATCTTCATCGAATCTGTATGCCCAGTTAGTTTCTAGTGCTTTTTGACAATCGACAGCAATGCCTGTATCAATACCAGGCTGTCTTCTAATCCAGGCTGTGAAGTTTTTAAGAGTTATAATAGAATCTGTAGTGTTTACATAATTCTTAGCGTCTTCGGCTGCCTGGCGTGCTGTTAATGGAGTTTTACCTGTAAGAGCAGAGCCATCAGACATATCCAAAGTATTGCTAGGATGTGTAACGCTTAAACGCTGTTGATCTTCTGTTGCTACTGTAGATAGAGTAATAACATTCTTAGCTACTTCTCCAGCAGCTCCGTAGGTTTCTATATAATAGATCTTAATAATTCTGCCAGATTCTATTGTATCGCTTATATGATTGTTAAATAAGATAACAAGGTTATTATAATCGTCAACGCTTATTTGGAATAATGGCTTTTTGTTTTCTATAAAGTCAGTACCATCATCTTTTAACCATTGTACATCTACAGGTGTAAGTGTATTAGTTAATTCCTGTACCCAAACGAGATCTCCATCTATATTTTGTGATGGTAATCTGTATGTAAGTGAATTAATAACATCCGAGCTATTAATTAAAGTGGACGGATTCATAATAACAGATTTTAATGTACCCTGTACAGCTGTTCTTACTTTAATATCTTCACGTCCACCTCTACCGTTAACAGAACCCTTAGCTTTAACAATACAAATATCACGATCCTTGATTACTTGTGAATTTGGAATAATATAATAAGGGATGGTAGTTAAATCTTCTAGTGCGTTTGTAGAAGCATAGCATCTGTTGTTTAGCTGTGCTGGTAGTGAAAAATCTAGTGTAACATCTGTATCAGATTGATTTTCGATAGTAAGCGTTGTTCTCGGAGCTCTGTACCAACTCGGAGTATAACCGTTAGCTACTCCTAATCTACGAATACTCTTAATTTGTGTAGCAGAACCCATATACATTTCGTCAACTTGTGTATCTAAATTAAAGGATAACAAGTCTACATTAGCAGCAAGCGCTTTTAATAAAATCATACCTGGGTCAGCTTCAGAACCTGGTTCCCATATATGTGTTTGTGCTTTAACATCTTCTATAAGATTCTGTATATTAGACTGTACATCACGACTTGTAAATCTCAAGACATATTCCCTCCCTCAGTAGTATTCCAAGACCACTCTATAGTACCAGCAATCTCTCTAAAATCTTTGTCTAGTACAAGAGTAACCTCAAGTTTAACATAATTATATGATGACTCGTGTGTTATCTCAATTTGTTTGCTATCTACATATGGCTCAAACTCTACGATAGCAGCTTTTATATCATCTTTAGCTTTTTGTATAACAGATTCTACATTGTATGACAATAGTATATCAGGAAAGTAAGAGCCAAAGTTTGGAAATAAATATTCCTCTGTTTTATATGATTTTATAAGCAATCCTACTCTGTTTAAAATACTAGCAAAGTCCTCTTTAAGATCACATCGGCCTGTAGCAGCATTAAATACATTTGGATAGCTGAATGAGTTAGTAAACATGTATCATACCCCTCTCTAATATGTACCACCGTAAAATCCGACGATGACAGGAGAATCGTTAGCATCCTCGGATTCTAGTACATATACAACATCATTAACACGTAACCCCTGTAAATGATAAGGAATATCAGCATCCTCGAGATCTGCGGTTTTAGATCTACCTTGTAATATTGAAATAAGGTCAGGATCACTGTAATCTGCAACACTTAGTCCATCAATATTAGGTATACGTATTTTACATTTATTAGTAGACCATGTTATATTTTCGACATATGCTATTCTACGTTCCATGTTATAACAGACCTCTCTTTAAGATATTAGCTATATGCTGGAATGGATGTCCGAGATCTAATTTTTCCTGTCTAATAGCTGCTGTTTGTTTACCGTTTAACTTTGTATTATTAGTATATCCACTAATAGCACTGACTGTATTATTTGCTGTTATATGATCGGCTCTAAATACTGTAAGTGTTGTGGTGTATCCTGTACCTGTTATATTATGAGATACTTTTACAATACGGTATGTACCTGTTATAGGGTTTAAAGTACCTCCAGTATATACAATAACCTTAACCTGTTTACCTACTTCATATACTACAGCATTACCGACTATCGTTATTTGAATATTTGTATTAAACTGTGTAGAAATAGCATTTAGGTTGTTTAATACATTACCGGCAGCATACATAGACCCGACTGTAGCAGAATATGAGTTTTGTCTGTTATCGGTAGTTATTAATGTATCACCTTTTAATGTAAGACCCATACCTGTTTGTACTAAAGCTCCTGAGCCGAGTAAGGTTTGTGTTACACCTTGATATGTTGCTGAGATATCTAAGATATTACTATGTAATCCACCCCATATTAAAGTGTCATTTGATACGAAATTAGCAAGATTCACATTGTTCTTGTATCTAATAACGCCTCTATGGTGGAAGGTAGGTTCTTTAATACAGAATGTATAGCTTGAAGCAGATCTTTGTGTTTGTGCTACAGGAGCTCCCATTAAATCATGTATCTCTTTATCTGTGTATCCAGCTTTCCTGAACGAGTCTGTAGATCTGTTATTTGGCAAGCCATAAGCTGCACTCTTAGAGCCTTCATTATAAGACTGTTGTAAAAGACCCATTTGTGTGCTACTGCCTAAGATATATTCTCCTAAACTTGTTACACATGATGGCTTATGAATTTGTACTACTTCGTCGTCATGGTCTATATCATAGTCAAATAACTCGTCAGCATTGATATAGTTGAGAACAGCTTCTACAACCTCTGAAGGACGGTAATTGCCGTGTACGGCAGGTACCGAGATACCTTGTACTGTAGCTACATTTGAGAAATTACCTATTCCTTTTAATACATACTCAGAATATCCGGTATGTACGGTGGAAGTGAATTCTTGGAATATACCTTGTACCTTTAAAGACTCTATAATGCCAGATTCATCACACCAACCTATCTCTATATAACAAGGTGTTGTAGAGTTACCTCTCATCTGAGCATACTCGTATAACATCATCTCAAACGAGCCGACATGTGCTTTCTTACGTTCATCGCCTAGCACGTGTATAGTAGCTGAAAATTCCGTTTGTAGTCCTGATTCTGCGTTATCAAGCTTTATGCTGACTAGCGGAGATGGTACTTTATAACCTACACTTCGTATAGCAGTATTTTGGATTACGAGTTGCATATACGGTTGTTTATGTGCCATACATGCATCACTCCTCTCCTAAGTTTAAAAATACATACGATAATGGCTCTAAAGCTCTACCATCTGTCATTAACGAATTATAAGGTGGTATTTGTAATACAGTATCACTAGGTACTACATCAAAATCAGTAATACCGTTTTGTTTAGCTATATACCACCAGAGTCCTGCATCTCCATAGAATTTATAAGCAATAAGGTCTAGTCTGTTTATGTATATGCCTGTAACTTTATAGAGCTGACAATCACTCGTCTTAACTAATGGTGTAGCATTCGTTACTTCTAGATATGATTTGTCTACTCCATCTTGCTTTATAGTTCTAAGCTTCGCATAACGTGAATCTTTAGTGTATGCATATGGATTAAGATAATGAATCACTTAATATCACCTCCACGATGCTAAACCGTTACGAACAGCTGACGTACTAAGTACATTTTCTGATTCTTCTGTAATTTGTACTGAAATATCAACACAATCATATTTTGTATCAGGACCTATTGGACCTGAGAACTTTGTATTTAATGATGTTAAAATACCGACAATACGTATAGAATTACCTATTGTTAATGTAACTCGTGGAGGCTCAGCTGATTGCTTATCATAGTCAGGATAACAAGCTGATTGCATATAAGCTACTAGGCGTTCTGAGTTACCGTCGTCTTGGTTACCTGTCCACATAGCTCTGTGAATAACAAATGTACAAGACACGGTACGAGGACCTGATTGTTTATAAGTATTTTGTGGTTCATAGTGCTGATAGGTAGTCATCTCTTGGCTCCATGTAGCTGATGTATTATCCTGTACGCTTTCAGGCCAACACGGAATTTCCATAGGCTGTTGTCCTTCAACTTGGAACATAACTTCACCACGTGGTTTCCAGTACCAGTTACCTTCACTGCTACTACCTGTATCAGTAGCTATAGGTACATATATTTGTGTGGTACGTAAAATAGCTCTTATAATACGAAGAGATTCTGTCGGACTATCTGGATCACTTTCGTCTGGCGTAATTTCTAAGATAGCCTGTTGTAGACTATAATCTACAGGAGTTATATCAGTTACTAAATGCTGTGGTACAGTTAATACTCCAGGAATAACACCAAATAACTGGTTTAGTGCGAATGCATCACCAGTTAGGTCTGCTATAGCATTAGCTTCAAGAGAGTCTGAAAGTTTAGATTTAATAGCTGTTATTTGTGTAACAGTATCTGTTAACTTCTTATAAGCTTCACTGTCTTCGTCTATCCCGAGCTCATCTAGCTGTTTCTGTAGACTTTTTAGCTGTTGTATTTCTATAGTTTCATTAGGGCAATCAGGATTAGGTAAACCGTTTGCTGCTAATATATCCTTAGCTCCTTGAAAAGATTCTGTGAATGACTTAATAGTCCAGGTTTCGTCGATAGGTAAAATAGAATTCAAGCACACTCACCTCAATTCTGTGATGCAGCTAGTTCTGCAAGTCTAAGTCGTTTTAAGGTTTCAGCACAGCCATAGCCAGTAGGTACTTCTATATAAGGACTGAAAGCATCACTGCGTTGAATTGATAATATAGCAGCTTCTAGTTCATCGTTCCATTCTTCGTTTGGTGTTAACTTTAACAGTGTACAAAAATATGCTATATCACGACTACAGCTCTGTGGACCAACGACATAACATAACCACCACTGATAGTTGTATATCTTAGTCATGTCTGTTTCTACCGAGTCGTCGAATGTAAGCTCTTTATATAAATCGTTTGCTATTGTATGTAGATGTGGATAATTAAAATCTATCATATGCTTACAATAGGAGTGAAGCTGAGGCTCTGTTAATGTGGTTAAGCTTTCATGCCAGAAATTAGCAGCTCGTATTCTAAGCAATAAGTTGAGATTACCGTATCCAGTAGAGGTTTTAACTTGTAACATTTCCGGAATCTGTTTCTCAAGTTTTGCATAATTAGTTTCGCAACTCATTAACTATCGCCTCCTTTAACCCATAGAGAATATGCTAGGTGACATGTAGCCGTTCTTTGTTATACGAGTAGCTTCATCATATGCTATTGTAGACTGAAATTGTGGTGTACCTGGTGTTGTTCCAATACGTTTAATAGCATCAACCACTTCACCTAAGAATCCTTTAATTTCGTCGAGCGAACTGTTCTGCTGTCTGTTTTCCTGTAATATGGAAGCAATGTCGTTACTCATTGTGTTTAAGGTATCAATAGACACTTTAATGGATTCGATATTGTCATGGTTATCTCTAGTATAAGCAGCTTCTTGTGCATATTGTGCTTGCTGTGCTTCTAAAGCAGCTTGACGACGAGCTTCATACGATTCAGACGCTTCATTAGCTTTAGCAAGTTTTTCTTGGTATTCGTCTGTAGTACGTACCTGATCTTCAAGTACATTTATAATTTCAGAAGAATTTTGTTCAGCTGTATAAGCAGCAGCTTGCTGATTTGTAAGTAATGTATTAAGAGTTGTCGTAGTACCTTGATTTTCTACGATTTGTCTTAATGCATCTGTACCTCGGTTTTCTGAAGAATAAGCCCCTGTTAACTGATCCACAAGAGATGTAATAGGATTAGCTGCAGCTAATATTTCTGTAGCTGATTTTACAGTATCCTTCATGTTTTGGTCTTCAAGTGCCATAGCAGTACTCCAAGCATTAGCTTGTGTCTGCCTATCAGCGTATGCAGCATCAGCAACAGCAGAACCTATACGGTCCATTGTCATTGTTGTTACATACATTTCTTTGTCAAGCTTCGCAGACGCATCTGCATCAGCAAGTCCTGTAAGTCCTTTAAATATACCTAATGGGTCCAGCATTGCACCAAGCACATCAAATACTTTAGTAAAGAATCCTAAGGTATTTTGTGCAAGGTTTACAGAAAGGTCAGATTCTAGCTCATAAACCTGTCGTTCCATGGCAAGTTCGTTCTTTTCGAGCTTACGCATAAGAGCGTTATCTAGAGTATCAGCAATAGAGTTTGTAGCAAGTAACTGATTTGTGGTGTTTGCTACTAACTGTTCTTCGTATGTAGTTGTTTCACCCGATTTTAATAAATTCTCAGCATCTGTAAGTGCTGCCATATTAGCAGCTGTTGTGGCTTCAGATATTGCAACTGAGATTTCACCAAAATCTATTTGTGCAAGCTGTGAAGCTGTAATGCCAAACATAGATTCCATAGCTTTATAGAATTCTTGTTGAGCATCAGCATTAGCATTGCTTGTTATAAACTGATCT